TTAGGTAGTCCCCATGCATTACTACAGTCCGCGCTTTTCCCCCCACCCCCCATCAGATGACTTCAATGCTGATGTGCTTTTTTTTCAGCCCAAGTCAATCTCAACCTTAATATCACCTGCATGCAAGTGCATATGCTTTTCAGGTGCTTTCAATCCCGCCCTGTCTAATATATCCTTGCTGGCTTCCAACTGGACATACTCGGACTTGGCGTTCAACGCTAGCCTGGCGACTTGGTGTGCGGCAAGTGTTGCTCTGACGCCCAACTCATTCCGCATCCTCTCCATCATGTATGACTGAACATGGGGCAGGGCTAACGCTTTGCTTGCGCTTACCCTTCCGCTTTCACCTTCTGCATATCCCGCCGCTGCGGCCGCATCTTTCACAGTCCCGCCGTTTGCTACGAGGTGCTCAACCAACGCCGTTTGTTTCTCTGTTAATCCTGTCTCAATATTCTTTACCGCACCCATTGCCTGCTTTCCTATCTGTTGACCCAAACATAATCCTATAAGCGGCACGAAGCGCGCCGCATAAGCGGAGTTTAAGAGGGTTCGTCAATAAAAATCAAGCTGCAATTTTGCAACACGCTATGCCGTTTGCGCAAGATTGAAGCTGTATGGCAGCGCATAACTCAGATGACGCGACAAACAAGATAGCAAGAAAGATGTGGAAAGGAGTCCGAAGGACATCAGACCAATATAACCTGACCGACTAGGTCAGTCATCATTGACCCGAGCGCAGCGAGGGCGCCGCAAAAAACAGGGTAATAATATTGCGCAAACCATGCAAACAAAACAATAATATTATACAGAAAGTTATAGACAGGGTTATGCCCAGATGCTAGGGTTTATAGGTAATCAAATGAAAGGGGATTTCACAATGTTTAGTAACGTAAAAACCTATAGCCAGATTATAGCGGCCGAACGCCGCGACAATACATCAAACGGTAACGCGGTTTATCACATCACGATGGAAGACGGCACCACAGGCAGAACAGAACGGGATGCAATGTGGGTTTGTGGATTCAGCAAATCCTGGGCTGGCCTAGAGGTGGCCTATGATGTGAGACGAAACAAAAACGGGTCTTACACATTTACCGATATTAAACGAGCATAGAGAGGGGGTGTAATATGAACATTTGGGACACACCATATTATCAGGACGTTCTAGGCGTCTGGAACCGTCTAGTTTCAATGACTGGATACGATAGCTTTATGCTAGACGCCAAAGCCGAAACCCTGCTTTTCGGTGACGACTACGAAACCGCCGTCACGATGGAGACATGGCGGCAGATTGCAGAACTTGAAGGGCACTCAATGGGAGTTGTTCAAATGATAGCCACGGACTGGTGCCACGAAAACGGGCGCGACTGGCTGACCTTAGAGGAGTATTAAAAATGAAACTTACAAGACAGCATTTTGAATTTATTGCAGACAACATCGCGCCACTACTTTTCTCACCGACAGACGTTGAGCGCATGGCCGACCGGCTGGAGAAAACAAACAACAATTTCAAGCGCGGCGTGTTTGTTAGCCGATGCTTGAAGAACTGGGAAGAACGCAACCTGAAGGGAGTTGACGAATGGGCATAGGGAAAAAGATTTTCGCAGCGTCATTCCTCGCAACAGAGATGACCAGAGCGCACAATAGACGGGTCAAACTTAAACGACTAATCAAGACAATCAAGGAAGGGGTAACACCATGGAAAAAGTAAACAACTGGAACCGAACCCTCGGGGTTTACATCGAAGCACTGGAGACAGGGGAGCAACGCGCAAGAGATGCCGCCGCCGCCGAGCTGATGCTAATCGCTGAACACCTAAACAAGCTGGGCGTGCGCTATCCCGACATGATAAACGAGACGCCAGATCTGAAAGGCTAACCGATGGCAAGGAGAAAACAAAAGCTATCAGACCCAGCGCCGCGCAAGTGCGAGGAATGCGGTCTGATAGTAGACTACTGGGTAATCTTACTGATGAAGATAGAACCAGAAGAACACAAACTGCTTTGCGACCCCTGTTATCTTGCAGAGTTTGCCAAGCCAATTAGAAAACACGGAGTTGAAACATGAAAGACGAATACAACATTGCCATGCTGAGAGAGGTCATCGCCCAAACATATTATGAAATTGACCAGATAATGAATGGCGAGGATTCTAAAACGCACCTATCGCGCATCGAATCTTGCGCAAGAGAACTCGTTTACCTAGTGGAGAAATACAAAGGAGATAAACTATGAATGATAAAATTGTTGACGCATTGGAAAACCTGATTGCACTGAATGAGATGCAAGCACCGCTTGAAGATATTACAGCCGCAGTAACTGAGGCTCAAAAAATGTTGGATAGTCTCCCTAGAAAACAACAGACCTTTACTGATTGGCTCAACGCCTGTCCCAATGCAGAATATGCAGAAGTTTCAGGCACTACAAAAGATGGCGAGCTAACGATAGTCTATGTCGATATTGTCATGGAAGAATGGAAGGACTGAGAATGACAAGCAAAAGCAAAGCCAAAGGAAGCTATCACGAGAACTGGTTTAAGAAACTGTTTGAAAGCTGGGGGCTGAAGGTGCGCAAGCAACCGCTATCAGGTGCCCTGGGCGGTGAATACTCTGGAGACTTGGTTGTCACATTGAATGGCACTGAGTATGTAACAGAGGTTAAGTATCGGAAAGAGAAAGGCTTTCCGTCCCCGTTTACTGTCTTGAAGAACAGAGATGTCGCAGTGTTTAAGCTGGGCACAACAGAACCAGACGCGCCAAAGTGGGTGCTAATTATACCAGACCATATCGCAGAAAAACTTATCAAAGGAGAGAGCAATGAATAAACAGATTCGTTATGAAACAGAGTATGCGTTAAATTCACCAGTCGGAGAGCTAAAGCAAGAGACGGGGCTTAAAAAGAAAGAGATTGTTTCTCTATCCTCATTAATTCCTGCTGTCGCTCAAGTGTTTGGAGTTAACAAGGACGAGCTGCTTGGACGCAAACGGCAAAGATATTTAATTACTCCACGCCACGTTTTGTTTGCGCTTGCATATAGATACACAGTCTACAGCTTGCCGAAGCTGGGCATGATGTTTGACCGTGACCACACAACCATCCTCCACGCTGTCGATAAGATTCGAAATCAAAAGAGATCGAACCCAGAAATCAAAACATTAATGGATGAAGTTTACTTGCTGGCCTTACAGAACGAGGTCGAACGAGAAAAAAAGATGGAAGCATATCGAGAAGAAGTAGCTGAAATGATTCAAAAAATTCAAGAGAAACGAGACAAAGAAAGTGGGATTTACAAATGACATTTGAAGAGAGAGAACACATTATCTACATGGACTTTGTCGTGAAGATGGGGCGTATGTATTATGCGCCGCGAGCTATGAAGGACGACAAGGCCGCACAAAAACAATACGGCGAAGAGATTCGGCGTATAGTTAATCAAAGACTGAGCACACACATACCGAACCAGGATGTGTTCAAGCAGGAAATCGCAAAGGTGTGGGATAGATGCATTGCATCTCACACCATGGGCACATGGTTTAGCCCATCAACAGTGGCAAAGGCAGTGTCAAAAGTAAACGCTGATTATGTTGCACGAACCCAAGCTGTCGACTCTACTTGGGAGAGGTTAACAAAGCCAGGGGAAGAGCCAGAGAAACCACGCGCCAGCAAGAATGACCCAATAGGTCAGGGCTGGACTGTCGAGAAGTGTGACTGGCATATCAACGAAACCCAACGCCTGATGGACGAGGAAGGATTGAACCGAGGCATGGGGCAGGTGCTAATTCGCATCCCAATGAAGGCAAAAGAGAGGTTACTCAATGCACGTAATTAGTCTTTACGATTATACTGGATTTGCGCTCGCGCCTTGGCGCGATGCTGGGTATGAGTGTTATGCTTATGACATTGCTCATAAGGATACGCAAAAGGATGGCATAAACTTCCTTCATGCAGACCTTCATGACCCCTCAACCCTTAAACAGATCGCAAAGTTTCACGATGGCAAATCAGCTTTTCTTTCATGCTTTCCCGTTTGCACTGATCTGGCTGTGTCTGGGGCGGCTTGGTTTGCAAAAAAACGAGAAGCTAATCCAAACTTTCAAGAAGAAGCAGCCATATATGCAATGGCCTGTGGATGGCTTGGGGAATTCCTTAATTGCCCATACTTTGTAGAGAATCCTGTATCGGTTTTATCAAGTTTATGGCGCAAGCCTAACTACTATTTTCATCCCTTTGAGTATGGTGGGTATCTTCCGGCAGATGACAGGCACCCGTTATGGCCTGACTTCATTGCCGATCAAGACAGGTATTCAAAGAAAACGTGTTTATGGACTAACGACTTGTTCAGGATGCCAAAGAAAAAACCAGTTAAATGCGAGTCATTTGGCAACAGCAAACAGCACGCAAAACTTGGTGGGACATCATCAAAAACAAAAAACATTAGGTCGGCAACGCCAAGAGGTTTTGCACAGGCAGTTTTTGAGGCAAATAAACGCTAGACAAACAACATCAAAACGATTAGAACAGTATTGAAAAGGAGTAAACATGACTGATTCGGAAGATATTTTAAGACGCAAAACTATTGGTGGCAGCTGCGCGCTGCGCATCATGGACGGAGACTGGCACAAGCTTTGGCTAGACAAGATGGGCTATCGTGAACGCGATGATCTGTCTGATGTCTTGCCAGTCCAGCTCGGTATATGGACTGAGCAATTCAACATCAACTGGTTTAGAAAAGATATGGATGTCACTGTCAATGAACAGGTGCGCTATAACTACAACTGGAACGGCGTGCCATGTCGCGGCACATTAGACGGAGAATTCATGCTGAATGGTGTGCGCACTGGCCTTGAGGTCAAGCACACATTTGAGATGAACACCATGCGCAAGCAACTAGAACGCTATATGCCACAGCTACAGCTCTATCTGGAAGTGTCTGGCATAGAGCATATCTACTTTGCAAACTTGTTCGGTAATCGCCGCTATGAGTATGTAAAGGTCGCGAGAGATGAGGGCTATCTTCAACGGATGCACGTTCATCTGAAAGAGTTCTGGCAGTATGTAGTGGATGAAAAAGAACCGCCACTATCCATGCCACACATTACCGCAAGCATTGACCAGATTGCAATCGACGACATGGTGTCTCGTAATGCAGCTACAGACAATGAGTTTCAGTATCAAGCTCACGAGTATGTATCAACAATGCAAGCGGCAAAGGAACATGAGGCAGCGAAAAAGAACCTCAAACAAATGGTAGCAAGTAATGAACGGGAAGTTTACTCAGACATTCTTGCTATCAAGAGAGCCAGCAATGGCTCACTGAGAATCAATGTTAACAAGGAGTATTTAGATGACTGAGAATATCACACAAAA